GACACTACTGGCAAGATTGTTGATAACTCTCAGTTCCTTGAGGGTATTGCCATGGAGTCAATCAGGAACAACTGGGACGATGACCAACTGGAAAGTTACCTTGCAACCAAGGGCAACCTTATTTTCACAGGTGGCGGTGTCATCGGTGGCTACCTAGATAGAATCAAAAAGACTGCCTACAACTACGGCATTTCCTTAGATGCTAACCTAGAGAACACCATCAATATGTCATTGCTCGATGCCATGGATGGCAGAGACTATCAGTACTGGGATAACAGCATCAAGCAAATGGCTTTGGATGCTCCTCAGAACAAGCCATTCCAAGAGTCTCTCAAGACTGGCAGAAGCCTTTACGAAGTGACGAACAACTACCGTCAGCAGATGGCTCAACTCCTTGAGATTGATTCCACCGCAATTACCTGGAATGACTTGATGGGTAAAGTAATTGACAAAGACACGGGCAATGCTCGCACCTTTGCCGACTTCAATAAGCAACTCAAGCAGGACCCAATGTGGCAGTACACCAAGAACGCAAAGGAAACCTATAGCAATATGGCACTTGATATTGCAAAGATGTTCGGATTTGCAGGCTAACCCATGGCGATAACGAGACGACAATGGAGCAATCTTCAACGGATGCTTCCGCAAGAAGATAGGATGTCCTACGAAGATTACCTGGCTACAACGGGTGAATCTACTCAGGCACCATCTGCTACTCCGCGGGGTAACCAAGGACCTGGGCTTACTGGCGCAGAAGAAAGAATGTTCGGGATTACCGATGCTGCTATTGCTCCAACGCCAATAACCACGCCTGTTATTACCCCGAAACAACCACTTGAACCAACCCCAAAGGGTGATACATGGACCGGAACTGGTACAACTGGTGACCCATTAGCACTCAACGGTTCCCCATATACCGGACAGTACAATGGGGCTACCTATGTAAACGGTATTCTCAAGGTAGATAGTGCAAGCAACCAGCCGACTTCCTATGCTGGAAATGGCAATGCCCAAAGTCCGCTGACTGCCAATGGCATCCCATATACCGGAACCCTCTATGGTGCAACCTATGTCAATGGGGTTATCCAACTTCCAAAGCCAGTAGATAACACCAAGGAGTTGGAAAACAGGCAACGCAGAACTGCCCAACAAGAGTTCAAGGCAACCCTTGGAGAGATTGGTCTAGCAGATTTAGCAGATACTGTTGATGCGATGATTATTGAAGATAAGACTATCGCTCAAATCAAGATGGATTTGCCTAACACTAAATCCTATAAGGACCGCTTTCCAGGAATGGAAGCCTTGCGTAAGGCTGGCGTAGCCATCAATGAGGCTACCTATATCTCGAATGAGCGTGGCTACTTGCAGACTCTCAGAGCATTTGGACTTGACACCAGCATACTTGGTAGCAGGCAAATGCTTGGAAAGTACATAGAGAATACAGTAGCGCCTCGAGAGTTTGAGGAGCGCGTTAGCACGGCAGCAAACCGTCTCGATGAAAACCCAGAGGTCATGGAAACATTCAAGACTTTCTACCCAGAGGTAGATAAGAGTGCGGTCTTGACTTATATCCTCAACCCGACGGTTGGTATAGATGTTATCCGCAAGCAAGTTAGGACTGCCGAGATTGGTGCAGCAGCAACCAAAGCAGGTCTTGCTGGAGTTGCAAGAGCGCTTCCAGGAGCAGACGAACTTGCACGAAGTCTTATTGGTGCAGTAGGAGAATCTTCCTACAATCAGATTTCTGCTTCATTCCAAAGAGCAAGGCAGTTGGCTGATACACAGCGCAGGCTTGCTGCTATCGAAGGACAGAACTATCAGGATGTAGAGGCTGTACAAGCAGTCGTTGGTGGCGATATTCAAGCAGGTCTTGCCTCACAGCGTAGAACTGCTCGTGAGTTAGCACGCTTCCAGGAGCGTGGCGGAGTCACCGCAACATCCCTACAGCAAACAAACATATAGAACCCCCACCCTGACCGACCAGCCCAGGGGGGCGTAGAAGTCTGGTAGCGGTAGCCGTATGGGTTTCCCCGAATCCATGCGAGGACTGCGAATACAACGAAAAGGGAGATAGGTAGATGGCTACCAATTACGAATACGATGACGAAGATGACAACACTTCAACAGATGTTGTTGCTCAACTCCGCAAAGTAAACCGTGCGCTAGAAAAGCGTGCGAAAGAACTAGAGCAGGAGTTGTCAGGTCTGAAAGTACAGACCCGTCAGCGTACTGTCAAGGAAGTTCTACAGGCTAAAGGACTCAATCCAAAGATTGCAGCGTTCGTGCCACAGGATATTGATGCCTCGGAAGAAGCAATCAACCAGTGGGTAAACGAATATGGCGATGTCTTTGGAGCGCCAGTCCAACAGCAAGAACAAGCACAAGTTCCAGATGTTGCAGCACATGCAAGAATCAACAACATGGTTTCTACTGGTCAACCACCTTCGGTTGACGAGGATGCTATGTCTAGGGTTCTCAATGCTAAGACTAAAGAAGAACTTGATGCCCTCCTTGGTCTATAACCAAACCACACATCAACCAATCACCAGGAGGTGAACACATGGCATATACCGACACAACGAGTTTCGCTGGTCTAGTCAAGACAGCGTATGACCGCTATGTTGAGTTTGCCCTCCGCGCTCAGCCGATGATTCGTGCTGTTGCGGACAAGAAGCCAGCACAACAGGCAATGCCTGGTTCAAGCGTTGTATTCTCGCTTTACAATGACTTGGCTGCTGCTACTTCAACCCTTCAAGAGACAACTGACCCAGATGCAGTCGCATTGCCAGATGTCTCCACCGTTTCCGTTACTCTCAATGAGTACGGCAACGCAGCGCTTGCAACCCGTAAACTCGAGTTGTTCTCGCTCTCCGATGTTGACCCTGCTATCGCAGACATCATCGCCTTCAACATGGCTGACTCGCTTGATACCGTTGCACAGAATGTTCTTCGTGCAGGTACCAATGTTCTTTACGGCGGGAACGCTACCTCAACCGCAACTGTTGATGCTTCTGACGATATTGATTCGGCAGTCATCCGCAAGGCTGTTGCCAAGTTGCGTGCAAACAAGGCTGTCCCACGCTCGGGTAGCCTCTATTGGGTTGGTATCCACCCAGAAGTCTCGCACGACCTTCGTGCAGAGTCCGGCTCCGTCGGCTGGCGCGATACCCACGCACACACTGACGCTTCCCTTGGCAACCTGTTCGCAGGCTCCATCGGAACCTACGAGGGTGCGTTCTTCATCGAGAACCCACGCATGTACAGTGCTAAGTCCGGCGCTGACCAGACCCCTCTTGCAACCACTGCTGTCACCGTTACCGGTGCAACCGCTGGCTTCACCTTCGGTGTTGCTTCTTCGGCTGTCATCGCTTCACGCGCAGAAGTTGGCGACAAGGTTTCTGGAACTGGTATTGCATCTGGTGCAAAGATTACTGAAATCAGCACCACTGGCAACACCACAACCTTCACGGTTGACCTCGCTAACACCGCAGTTGTCACTGGCAATGTTCAGGTAACTCCAGTTACCCGAGTATTCAGCACAATCCTTTGCGGTAAGCAGGCACTTGCCGAGGCTGTTGCACAAGAGCCAGGTGTGGTCATTGGACCAGTCACCGATAGATTGATGCGATTCCGACCAATCGGTTGGTACGGCGTTCTTGGATGGACCCGTTACCGAGAGGCTGCTCTTTATCGTATCGAGACAGGTTCTTCAATCGCTGCTCTCTAAGCAGTAGGCGTTGCGGGGGTTATCACATAGCGGGTAGCCCCCCAACCCAGAATAAGGATGACATGGCAAACTATTACTTCACTACCCCTACAGTGAATGAGACACCAGCGGGTTATGGTCCCTTATTTGATAGATACGAACTAACCCGCGGTATATCAGTGCTCCGTATAAACGGTGTTTATTCCTCCTACCGTTATCCAGCACAGACACAGATTGACCAAGCCCAAGAGTTTTACCTCGGCGGAACAGTTACTTTGATAGATGAAGAAACAAAGGATGCACTTACCGCACAAGGATATGGAGCGTACATAACACCAGCATGAACCTACATCAAATACAAAAGCACCCAGAATATGTAGAGGGATGCTTCGGATGCAAAGTTGGAACCCTTGTTATGAACGCTGGAGATGCTAACTCCAACCTCAATGTTTCTACCCGCAAGTGGGATAGGGAACTAGAGGCGTACAGAACAGCCCGCGCCCAGGGCATCCAGCCCGCAGGTACCAGCATGAAGAAGGTGCAAGAGGCAGTTCAGATTTCAGAAAAAACAGGACAGGCATACAAGGCAGGGTAGGGAGAGGAATATGGCTGCCAAGAAGAAACCAGTACGGAAAAAAGCAACTGCTAAAAGAGCAGCCAAAAAGGTTGAGACAGTCAAGGACGAGTCGTTCACAGAACTTGACATGTATTGCATCTGGCTCAACGAGTATTACGACTCTCTGCTCAAGGCAGGTTTCAAGTACGACATAGCCCTATCGCTGATTATGGATAAAGAGTCTTACCCAAGTTGGGTCAAGTACAAGGCACCAACTGCGGAAGAGTTAGGCAAGTATTTAGACGAGGATGATGATGACCTATGGGATTCATAATTCCTGAACCAATGTGGGGACTGCCCTCTCCCACTATCCAAGACGAGGACATCTACGAGGAAGAGGACGAAGAATAATGTGCATCGAGTGCAACTGCTTCGGAACAGTAACCCCATACGGTGTTGGTGGGCGTGCAATCAACGCTGCTCCAGCCCCTGCTAATCCAGCCCTTTACAACAAGCCAATCCAGCGCATCGGTGAGACACCTCACGGCATGAAGCCTGAGATGGATGAGTACGAGTCGGATGGTATGTAATGAAAGGCAAAGCCAAGGTCGGGAAGGTCATGGGCGAGTACAAGCGCGGAACACTCAAGTCTAGTTCTGGCTCAAAGGTAACATCTCGCAAGCAGGCTGTAGCCATCGCTATGAGCGAGGCTGGCAAGGCTAAGAAGAAGGCTAAGAAGCGTGGCAAGTAAGAAGGATTCACGCCTCGCCAGGGCTGGTGTCTCTGGCTACAACAAGCCTAAGCGCACGCCAAGCCATCCCACCAAGTCACATGTTGTTGTGGCTAAGTCGGGAAGCCAAGTCAAGACCATTCGGTTTGGTCAACAGGGTGTAACGGGAGATAGGAAGCCTACGAAACGACAGGCATCCTTCAAGGCTCGCCATGCTAAGAACATCGCCAAAGGCAAGATGAGCGCAGCATATTGGGCAGACAAGGTGAAGTGGTGAAGAAGAAAGCATTTTGGGACAAGAAGAACCCCAACAAGAAGTCCAAGCCCTTGACCCCTAGCCAGAAGGCTCAGGCTAAGGCTCGGGCTAAGAAGGCTGGTCGTCCCTATCCCAATCTTGTGGATAACGCAGCAGTCAGGAGAAAGGCTAAGTAATGGCTACAGGAGTCGCAGGAAGCACGCTTACGGCGGAGATGAACCGTTTAGCCAACGGTGGAACATACCCCGCCCTAACAGCCTATAAAGCCCTCATAGGGGCTGCTAACGCTTGGGCTGGCACCTCCGGCTTAGGGCTATTGGGTGCTCTCAACTACAAGGCATCCTCGACCAGGCAGCCAAATGCCTTCAAGGGTCTAAACGCTGTATGCAATGAGATTGCTGGAACGACTGGACTATCGGCTGTGGATGCCTTGAGGAGTATCAACCTATGAGTAGTTTCGGACAACTGGCTGACCGCGTTGAGTCGGTCCTTCATGGCTATACGGAGAACTCCGAGCCAACCACCTGGCTTACCTCGGCTGTCACCTCGGCTACTGGAACAACCTTCAATGTCTATGATGCCACCACCTTGGGTCGTGGCTTTGCCCAGGTTGGTGACGAGATATTCTTTATCAACACCACAGACAATGTGAATAACCAGTTGAACATAGCCCCATGGGGTAGAGGTCAGCGTGGCACCACGGCTACCACCCATGCCGTCAATGCCAAGGTTATGGGCAGCCCTATCTTTCCTCGTCAAGAAATCAAGAACGCCATCAACAATACGCTTGATGCGATGTATCCATCAGTCTTTGCTGTGGGTACCTATGACTTTGATTTTATAGCAGCCCGCACTACCTATAGTTTGCCAAGCAACTTCCAGAATGTTCTTAGCGTTACCTACTCAACAGTAGGACCAACCGAAGAGTGGATGCCAGTGCGTGCCTACACGGTCAACCGCACGGCAGATACAACCGACTTTACAACAGGAAAGTCCATCAGCATCTATGCTGGCATAGTACCTGGGCAGACCATCCATGTGGCTTATGCCAAGCGCCCAACCCTCTTGGTCAATGACAGCGATGACTATGAGACAGTAACCGGCATGCCGTCCTATTCGGAGGATGTCGTTATCTATGGTGCTGCCTTCCGTATGATTTCATTCCTTGACCCATCACGCCTTGGTCCGCAATCTGCTATGGCAGATGCGCTTGATGGAATCAGACCAGCAGGTTCTGGACAGAACGCTTCCAGATTCTTGTACAACATTTATCAACAGCGTCTAAACGAAGTGGCGGATAACCAACGCCGTCAATACCCCATCCGTTCCCACTATCAGAGATAGGTAAAACATGGCAGCAGGCGACCCTGGCTCACCGGCGCGGTACTACTCCTCAACCGCAGTAGAAACCTCGCTCCAGTCATCCATACCCGCACAATCACAGGGACAACAGAACACCTCGTTCATCGTTGGCTCTATCAGCGGTTTTCCAACTTCGTATCCGTACACGCTTATCATTGACCCTGATACTTCTAAGGAAGAAGTCCTCACGGTCACAGCGGGTAGCGGAACAACGCTTACCGTAACCCGTGGCTCTGACGGCACCCAGGCTGTTGCCCACTCTGCTGGTGCAGTCGTTCGCCACGGTGTCTCTGGTCGAGACTTCCGCGAGGCAGAGAATCACATTGCTGCCCGTGGCTATGACACAGATGAATCAATCCTTAGTGCAGCAAACCAGACCCATGTGCATGGTCTTGCCGTTAGCGATGGTGTTGTCGTTGGTACCACCAAGGCACAGACGATTAGCAACAAGGTCTTTATTGCCTCGACCCTGGCTGGTGATATTACTTCCTCGGCTACGGTCACCGTCACTGGTGCAATCGTTGTCTCTGGTGGAAGCATCACGGGGTTGCCAACACCAGCAACAACATCTGCTGCAGCCCCTAAAGGTTATGTAGATACTTTATTCAACGCTACTATTAGTGCTCAAACTTCTGCTGCTGCAGCAAACACATCGGCAGTTGCTGCAAGCACTAGCGCAGCCAACGCTTCTGCTAGTGCCTCTGCTGCTTCGACCAGTGCTGCTGCTGCTAACACCAGCGCTATTGCTGCATCAACCTCAGCGGTTAGCGCCGAAACTTATTATCAGGCAACTTTGGTTGCTGCTAATAGCGTAAATGTCAATGCTGCCCTTGCTCAAAGTAGTGCTGTTTCTGCTTCTAGCAGTGCAGCAAATGCTTCTATTTCTCAAGCATCAGCAAATACATCGGCAGTCAACGCCTCAACTTCTGAAGCAAACGCCAGTGCATTTTCTGCATCAGCATCTACATCTGCTGCCGGAGCAGCAACATCTGCTACATCAGCAAACTTGTCATATCAATCTACTGTTGGTCAAGCCGGAACGGGCTTGGTCCGAGATATGGGTCTTATCACTAGCGCTGATACCAGCACTGGTCCTTATGTCTCTATCTCAACATTGACCGATAACGCTACTGCTGCAGCAAGTTCTGCCGTAGCAGCATCTACATCATCGGTCATTGCTGCAACAACTGCTACCGCTGCTGCTACTAGTGCATCTGCTTCTGCTGTCGCAGCATCCACTTCTGCTGCATCGGCATCAGTATCAGCAGCAGCAGCATCAACAAGTGCAGCATCCGCTGCAGCCAGCGCTACTCAAGCAGCAAGTGCTATACCTGCTGTTACTTCAAGTGTCTCTGGTTATTTCTTATCAAACAATGGAACATCTGCCCTCTGGGTAAGCCTATCTGATTGGGGTTCAATCGTATGAGTTTTGCATTTCAACGCCGTAGGGGTACAACCACACAGCACTCATCCTTTACTGGTTTGCTTGCTGAACTTACGGTTGATACCGACAAAGACACAGTTGTTGTTCACGATGGGTCCACTGCTGGTGGCTTCCCGTTGTCTAAACAACGCAACAGCCTAATCACTGCATCTACAACTGCCTATACTCTGGCAGCAACTGATGCGGATAATGTGGTTGTAACGAGCAATTCTGCAGCAGTCACCGTTACTGTCAACAACAGCGTATTTGCTGCTGGCGACAGGATTGCTGTTGTCCAAAAGGGTGCCGGTCAGGTCACCTTTGCTGCCGGAGCCGGAGTAACCATTGTCTCTAATGGTGCTACCGCTGCTGCTCCTAAGATTCGAGCACAGTATTCCGCAGCCCAAGTTATCGCTGAGTCCGCATCGTCATTCATCATCGTGGGGGATATTCAATAATGCCACTATTCACTGGAATCTTTGCATCGGCTATCAGTGGTAACCTTACACCAGCCGATGCAGGTTCAATGTTTCCGTTGGGTGAGTTCACGCTGGCTTCGGCGCAAAGTAGTATTACCTTCAGCAACATCCCTCAAACATATACCCACCTACAAATTAGAGGTCATATAAACGCACCCGATGACTGGAGTTATAGATTCAATTCTGACAGTGGGTCAAACTATTCAGCACACCTTCTTTATGGAGGAGGTTCATCTGTCACAGCGAGTGCTTTGGCTCCCTTATCGCGAGGATATATTGGATATGGAGCAGGTTCGGGCAATTTAGGTAGTTTTGTTTTAGATATTCTAGATTATAGAAACACGAACAAGTACACCACAACAAAAGCGCTTGCTGGATATGATGCGAACGGCTCTGGAATTATAATGCTAAATAGCGCTTCTTGGAGAAACACGGCAGCAATTACAAGTATTCAGATATTTCCATCAAGTGGAAATCTAGCAGCCAACTCAGCCTTCCAGTTATATGGAGTGAACGCCTAATGTCGACATATACACCGATAAGCACCCAGACTCTTTCCGCTAATGCTGCAACTGTTGTCTTTAGTGGTATTCCACAAACCTATACCGACCTAGTTCTTGTGTGTAGCGCTCGTATTGACCAATCTGGAAACTCTGAAATTTACGGACGGTTCAACTCAGACTCTGGCTCTAACTATAGTTGGACACAGATGACCGGTAACGGGTCTACCACATCATCTGGTAGAGCAACTAATGATGTTTATATCAACCTTGGTCAAGGTTCAGGAACATCATCAGCAGCAGGAACTTTTGCGGTATCCATAAATCATATTATGAATTACTCCAATACGACTACTAATAAAACAATTATTACTCGTCAAGGTGATGCCAACAATGTCCTACGCGCTGCTGCTGGATTATGGCGCAGTACTGCTGCTATCAATACTATTACTATCTACGGAAACGCTGGTGGTGGATTAGTTTCTGGCTCCACCTTCACCCTCTACGGCATCGGCGCTGGCTCACCGAAGGCATTTGGTGGGGATGAAGTAACAACAGACGGAACCTACTGGTATCACACCTACCGTAGTTCTGGCATCTTTGCTCCAATGCAGAACCTATCCTGTGACTATGTAGTTGTAGCAGGTGGCGGTGGAGGAGCAGCGGGTGGTTCTGGAGCAGGTGGCTTCAAGACTTCCATTGGAGGCTCTCCGCTTTCGCTTATCGCTGGTTCTAACAACACGGTCACGATTGGTGGCGGTGGTACCGGTGCAACTCTTTCTTATGGCGCTTCAACTGCAGGGCGTACAAAAGGCACGAATAGTGTTTTTAGTACCATTACAGCCACTGGTGGCGGTGGTGCTGGTGCAGGACCCGATGCTGCGGGTGGAGGAACAGACGCAAATCTATCGGGTGGTTCTGGCGGTGGTGCAACTTATTCTTCCGGCGTGGGCAAATATGGCACCGGAATATCTGGTGAAGGAAACAACGGTGGTCAAGATGTTTTTGATAATCCACCTTATTCCGGAGCAGGAGGTGGTGGTGCTGGTGCAGTAGGTCAGAACAACCAATCTAGTTCTGTCGCCGGTAATGGTGGTGCCGGTACATTCAATGCAATCACTAATGCTGCTTTAGTAGGTCAACTATCTGGTGGAAACTACTACTTAGCAGGTGGTGGTGGCGGTGGTATTTACGGCGCTGCTGGTTCCGGAACTGGTGGAACGGGCGGTCTTGGTGGCGGAGGTAATGGATGTAATGGAACATCTGCTACTGATATAGGGCAAAACGGTACTGCTAATACAGGTGGCGGTGCTGGCGGTTCTTCTGCTGATGCAACTGGTAGAGCAGGCGGTTCGGGCGTAGTGATTGTGAGGTACTTAGTCTAATGGCACTCAATGGCACAATGGTTGCAATTCAGACCGTCACTGTGGGTAGTGGTGGTGCTGCAGATGTTACCTTTAGCAACATCCCGCAGACTTACACGGATTTAGTAATAAAAGCATCTACTCGTAACAACGATTCAGCGAGCACAAGTGGTTCCTACTACATCATAAAGTTCAATGGGTCAAGCACTTCTTTTACTAATAGATATTTGCGTGGTAATGGAAGTGCTGCTTCATCGGCAACGTTCAATCAGTACGCTGGAAACTCAGTAACAACAGGGCAGACTGCCAGTACGTTTAGCAATGATGAAATCTATATTCCAAATTATGCTGGCTCAACGAACAAATCTTATAGCGCTGATAGCGTAGTTGAGAACAACGCTACTGGAGCGTTTTCGCTACTTAGTGCTGGATTGTGGTCAAACACTGCAGCCATTACATCAGTAACCTTAGAAGCGGCAAACGCTGGAGCAAATCCATTTCAACAATACTCCACATTTACCTTGTATGGCATCTCCCGCACGACTGCCCAAATCAAGGCAACTGGTGGAATGGTGTATGACACAGACACCCACGTCTATCACCTCTTCAATGAAAGCGGTACTTTTACGCCAACGCAGAATCTCACCGTTGACTACTTAGTAATTGCTGGTGGTGGTGGAGGAGGACCAAACAAGGGTTCAGGTGGTGGAGCAGGTGGATACCGAACTTCTGTAGGTACTTCTGGTGGCGGCGCTTCCGCTGAATCAGCACTATCTCTACTGAATGGAACAAATTATACAGTTACCGTTGGAGCAGGTGGGGCAAAAGGAACTGGAAGTTCAACAAATGCAACTCAAGGGTCAAATAGTGTTTTTAGCACTATTACATCAAGCGGTGGTGGTTTAGGGGTTCACGGTCTTTCTGCTCAAACCGGAACCGCTGGCGGTTCAGGCAGTGGTGGAACAAGAAGCACAAGCAATCCTGGCGGCGCTGGAACTGCAAATCAAGGTTATGCAGGCGGTGATGGAGGAACGACTGCTGAAAGAGCAGGCGGTGGTGGAGGTGCTGGAGCAGTTGGAGTTGCCGGAAATACATCAGGAAATGGTGGCAATGGAGTTTCCTCTTCTATAACAGGAACTGCAGTTACAAGAGCAGGCGGTGGCGGAGGCGGTTGTCTTGATGCGACTGCAGGAACTGGTGGAACTGGCGGTGGCGGTAATGGTGGAACCACCTCAGTCACTGGTGGAAATGGAACTGCCAACACAGGCGGAGGTGGCGGTGGTGGAGGTGCTGGGTCCCAAGATGGTGGTAACGGTGGTTCCGGTGTAGTAATAGTTAGATATGCAAAGTAAAGGATAACAATGGCACATTTCGCAGAAGTAGATAGCAACAATGTAGTAACACAGGTGCTTGTTGTTCCTGATGAACAAGAGCATCGAGGCGAGGACTTCCTCGCTAATGACCTCGGATTGGGTGGACGCTGGATTCAGACATCCTACAACCACCGCATCCGCAAGCAGTACGCTGGCATCGGCTATACCTATGACGAAGCAGCAGATGTATTCGTGGCACCTCAACCATTCCCATCGTGGACACTGGATGAGAACCACGACTGGCAGGCACCGAAGGCAAAGCCTGAGGATGGCTTGATGTATTTCTGGAATGAAGAGACTCTTGATTGGGAGGCAGTAAAGTATGAGTGAGCAACTGACAAAGATTGTAGTGGACTGCAAGACAGGTAAGCAGACGATTCTGCCCCTGACCCCTGCTGAGATTGCACAGCGCGACCAAGATGCAGCAGCAGCAGCCGAGGCACAGGCGCAGCGCAAAGCAGAAGAAGCAGCCAAGGCTGCGTCTAAACAATCTGCTCAGGAAAAGTTGAAGGAACTCGGTCTTACCGACTCTGAAATCGCAGCCATTACAGGCATCTAAACACTCAAGTCTTGAAGCGGGAGAAGCATGTCAGAGAGCAGAGCACCGGATATTTCCGAACGCGTGGTCATAGACCTTTCAGGTCGTGCCTCCGCTTACTATGACCCCACCACATACAAGTTCGATGTGGCTATCGGCTCGCTACCGTTTATCTATGCTGTTACGGATAACACCCCATACCGTAGACAGACGGCTGAGTTCCGCACACAGCGCTTCGATAACTCCCGTGACCCAGGCGAGCAGTCCCTTTCAGGCTCTGGCTACTGGATTAGAAGCCAGTCATCTTTCCACTATGGCGCTGGCAATAAGTACCAAGAACCCATCTCCGGTAACATCGAGGAAGTCCGCTTCCAGTATGAGACATCCGTTGGCATAGACCCATGGACTCCTGGACAGATTTCACTGATAAGGAAAACAGTACTGCAAGAGGCTATGACTGGCGATGGCAGGGTGTTCAGCACCGTTATCAACGGGGTTGAGTACCTCATTCTTGTCAAGTACTCATCATCCGAAGCCATCCGTGTCCTTCGTATTAGGGCAAGCGATGGTGCAGAGACAACCATTGTAAACAGTGGAACCATAACTGAAAACATTATTGCCTGCACTATGGGTGGTAATGACTTGATGCTTGTTACTCCAACCAAGGTTTATAGATACTCCTTCGATGACACCAGCCCATCATTGCACCAAGACTATGCAATCAACTCAGCAAATGCTGTGGAAGCAACCATCGGTTATGTAAAGAACCGCTTTATCCTTGCCTATCACGACACCAATAAAAATCCTTATGTTTATGAATTGAATATCAACACTGGTTCATCCATCAACCTCAGCACACTTACCCCGATAAACGGAAGCACAACCCTTCCTAAGTCCTACACATTCAGGTCGGTGGCAGAAGGTGGCGCAGCCATCTATGTGGGTGGGTTCTCTGGTAACCAGGGCAATGTGTTCAAGATAACCGTTGCTGATGATGGCACGCTCAACACAATGACTAGCATCATAACCCTTCCAGGTGGTGAGACAATCACTGGATTACTTGGCTACCTTGGAACATTCGTCATCCTTGGAACGAGCCGTGGTGTGCGTGTGGCTATCTCCAACGACAACGGTGACTTGTCCTATGGACCGCTTGTGTTTGAGACTTCCCTCGGCGTGTACAAGATGAGCGCTTTCGGCTCATTCGTTTACGCTGGCGTGGATAGCGGTATCGGTGGGTACTCGGGCATTTACAAAATCAACCTCGGTCAGCCACTCTCTGATGGTGGCTATGCCTACTCCACCTTCGTCTATGCCGAAGCAGCCAGTGGTAAGGTAGAA